CTGCTGACCGACCCGCCGTATAACGTGGACTACCATGCGAAGGCGGGTAGCATAGAGAACGACGCGTTCACCGACGAAGGCGCGTTCAAGATGTTCCTGACGGACGCGCTGTCAGCCGCATACGATGCAATGGATGCGGGCGCTGCGTTCTACGTCTGGTTCGCGTCGAGCCATTCTCTATCGGTGTACGGAGCGGTAAAAGCCGCGCATCTCCTGGCTAAACAGGAACTCGAATGGGTGAAGACGCAGTTCGTCCTAGGCAGGCAAGACTACCAGTGGGCGCACGAACCGTGCGTATACGGCTGGAAAGACGGCGCTGCGCATTACTTCGCCCCGCTCCGCAACGAGTGGACGGTCATCGACGACGCGATGGACACGCGAAAGATGACGAAGTCGCAGCTGCGCGAAGCGTTGGAGAACATACTCAACAACGACGTCGAGACGACAGTGTTGAGGTACGCGAAACCTGCGAAGAGCGATCTGCACCCAACGACAAAACCGGTCAAGTTGTTCGCCCGCCTAATCGGCAACAGCAGCAGAGAAGGCGATTCGGTCCTCGACATATTCGGAGGCAGCGGCACGACGATGATGGCGTGCGAGCAGCTAGGCAGAAAGTCACACCTGATGGAGCTGGACCCGCGTTTCTGCGACGTGATCGTGAAACGTTGGGAGAACTTCACGGGCGGTAAAGCCGTGAGGGAATCCTAGCTTCGCTCCATCGCGTCGCGTGCGAGCTGCTTCAGGAATCCGGCCATATTCGGTTGCGACTTTACGAATTCGTAAACGTCCATCTCGTTCGGAGAGAAGCTGATGACGATCTGTTTCATCTTCTCGCGGCGGTATTTTGCGTTCGCGCGTTTCTGGGCGTCTGTCTGTGCCATTGCAGGTTCCTTTCGATTGCCTTGGTATATGACTAGGAGTATAATCCGATGAAGGCGGTTCCCCGCCCCGCTAGAAGCGGGGAACCTTTATCGAGCTAACGTTTCTTGATGACCAGCCAGATTATCAAGTGTTCAAGCGTTAGCTCAATTTTTATCTTCATCGGCTCCTCCTTTCTAATCGAGGCTTCGGGCTCGCGCCCCTGACAGTTATTAAATATACCACTAGTATTATATAGTGTCTAGTGCTAGTACGATATTCACAAGTAGAACACAACTCGCCGTCCGACCAGGGCGGCTTTTCTTTTTTGGGAGTGATACAGGAGGTGGACCATGGCGAAGTCGTTCGCCGAGCTTGCCGAAAAGCTGCCAGAGCACGAGCGCGAGCACGTGCGCGAGCTTGCCGAGAACGTCCTGTTCATGCGCGGAAAGCTAGAGGAGACGCGCAAGGGACTCGCCAACTCCCAGGTGGTCATCGCCTACGACAACGGCGGCGGGCAAACGGGCATCAGGCGCAATCCCGCGTTCGACGGCTACCAGGCGCTGTTGAAGAGCTACACAGCTGCACTTAACGAGCTGCGCGGGCTGCTCGAAGGCGAGGCGAAGTCCGAGCGCACGGCAAAGGTCGTGAGCGTCGCCGCGAACAGCAGATGGCGCAAGGCGTCGAATGGCTAGGCTTGGGAGCGAGGTTCCGCGCATATACACGCCTCAGTTGCGAGAGCTGACGCCGGATACGACGCTCGGCTTCGAGGTGATCGAGTTCGCGGAGACGGACTTGCAGCTCAAGCTGCTGCCGTGGGAGAAGTGGTTCTTCGTCCACGCGCTCGAGATCGTCGACGAGCCTGACGGCGGATGGCATTTGCGGTTCCGCACGCTCATCCTCCTCGTTGCGAGGCAGAACGGAAAGAGCCTCGTCGCGGCCGTGCTGGCGCTCTACTTCTCGTGCTGCCTCGACGCGCGCCTGGTGCTCGGCACCGCGCAGGACATGGACCAGGCGACCGAGGTATGGGAGCAGGCGGTCGGCATGATGGAGGAATCGGACGCGCTGGCCGCGCAGATCGAGCAGGTATACCGTGGAAACGGCAACAAAACGCTACGCCTGAGCGGCCACCGCCGCTACAAGGTCGCAGCCGCGACGCGCAAGGGCACGCGCGGGAAGACCAGCAACCTGGTGCTCATGGACGAGGTCCGCGAGCACACGAACTTCCAGGCGTGGAGCGCGGCGTCGAAGACGGTGAAAGCCGTCGAGAACGGACTCGTGTTCTGCATGAGCAACGCCGGGGACGGGGCGTCGGTCGTCCTTCGCCACCTCCGCCAACGAGCACACGCCGCGATAGGTGACCCAGACGGCATAGTTGCCGCAACCGGCGTTAGCGAAATCGAGCCTGACGCCGAGCAGGCGGAGGCGATGGAAGCCGCGCTGTCCTCGATGGGCATCTTCGAGTGGAGCGCGACGCCGAACTGCGACATATGGGACCGCGACGAGTGGGCCCAGGCGAATCCGAGCATGGGCTACGGTTTCCTGGAAGAATCGACCATCGCGGGCGAATGCGCGACCGATCCCGAGAACGAGTTCCGCGTCGAGGACCTGTGCCAGTGGATCACGGCGAGCGTCACGCCGCCGTTCCCCGTCGACGCATGGGACGCCGGCAAGGACGAGAAGAGCGAAATCGACCCCGACTCGCCGCTGTGGTGGGGGGTGGACGTCAGCGCGGACCGCCTGCACGCGAGCATAGCCGTGTGCGGCAAGCGGTCGGACGGCGAATGGCACGTCGAACTGGCTGCGTACCGTGGAGGCACGGGCTGGCTCGTGACATGGATACAGGACGCCGCGCCGAACTACGGCGGCGGCATGAGGATAGCAATGCAATCGCGCGGCGCTCCGATAGCGTCGCTCATGGACGTTATAGCCGCGATAGACGGCGTGACAATCGTCGAATGCGCCGGCAAGGACGTCGCAGGATGGGCGGGGCGCATGTGGGACGCCGTCGCGGCATGCTCGGAAGACGTGGACAGCGACGCGACGCCCGTACGGCACCGCACGCAGCCCGCGCTCGACTTAGCCGCCAACATCGCCGCCACCCGCCCGATGGGCGACGGCGCGTGGGCGTGGGACAGAAACAAGAGCCTGGAAGACATATCTCCGCTGGTCGCAGCGACCATGGCGCTCGGAGCGGCAACGCAGGCGGAAGTGGACAACCCGACGCGCTACGAGAGCGTGTACGAGGAGAGGGGCGTGTTCGTGCTATGAGCAGATGCGAGAACTGCGGAGCGCCGAAACACGGGCAAGCCTGCGAGTATTGCGGCACGAGGTTCGACGACAAAGACTCTTGCGCTGATTGGGTCGAGTTGAAGAGCTGGGATGGAGAGGTCGTCTACAGGTACTGCGTATCAGGCGGTGAGACGGCATGAGCATCCTGCTATGCGTCCCAACATACGAGACGATAACGACCGAGTGCTACAAGGCGCTCTGGGAGTTGGAAAGCCCGGACCCGCTGATGTTCGACACCGTGAAGGGCTACGACTGCGCGCTCGCGCGCATAAGCGCGTGCAACAAGGCGCGGAAATATGGCGTCGACTACCTGCTGATGGTGGACAGCGACACGGTGCTGCCGCCGGATGCTCTCTCGAACATGCTGGAACACGACGAGGACATCGTCCTCGGCTATTACCAGTGGAAAAAAAGGAAGAAAGGACACACGTGCATCGCGCGCCTCGGGACATGGGGCGACTGGCACCAGGCATCCGACTTCAAGGCGATGGCGAATGCTGGCATGACGAGCGTCGAGGTGCAGGGTGGCGGGTTGGGCTGCTGCCTTCTGCGCGTCTCCGTGCTCGACAGGCTTCCGAAGCCATGGTTCAGATGGGTCGTGACCGCCGACGGAACCGAGACGGGCGAGGATGTCTACTTCTGCAACCTCCTGCGCGACCATGGGGTTCCGATCTACGCAGACACGCGCGTCGCGTGCGGGCACGCGTACAGGGAGGTGCACGAGCTATGAGCGAGGTGCTGTTCAACTCGGCGCGCCCGCTCGGACGATGCGAGAACATAACGAGCGTCTACGAGGCGTTCGACCGTCCGAAGTGTTTCGAGCAGGTGGGATACGGCGACATGTCGTGGTTTCCGCAGAAGGTCGTCGTGACAGACGAGTTCGTGACGTGTAAGCGCCCGAACCAGACGGTCGTCATGATTGCCCACGGGTTAACGGGCGGCAAGCTCTACGGGAACGACCAGAAGCAAGGGCAGTTCACGCCGGAGAAGTGCGGGCTGGTGGACTACTACGTGGTATCGAGCGAAGAAGGGCGCAAGTTCGCCGCGTCCGCATCGGGAATTCCGATAGAGCGGT